TCGATCATGACGTCGCGTGGCATCTCTTCCATGTGCGCGCCGCCGTTAAAGACCTTCTGGTTGAAGTCCTTGTCCTGCTGCCACTTGATCGCCGCCCCGGTGCCGATCTTGTTCGAGATGAAGTCGAAGGACAGGCTGTCGGTGCCGTAGTATTTCTGCAAGTCAGGCGTGAGCTTGATGCCATCGCCGTTGACCTTGGTGGCATTGAGATCGCTGTTGATGGTGCGGACCAGTGACGCCTTCATCGCCGCATTGATCGCCGCCGCCTTCATGGTGCCGCCCTCGATGACGTTCTGCTGCGTCTGCCCCCATTGTTGCCAGCGTGAAAGACCGGAGGGGACCGCGGGCCTGCCGCTGCCGTCGTCGGCCTGCGCGATCTGGATCGGCGACGCCTTGAGCGCCTCCCCGGCCTGCGTGACCTGCTGCGGCGTGAAGTCGCGCGCATGATCGCCGCCGACCTGAAAGTGCATGCGGTCGTACGGCGTCCCGGTGTTGAAGTGGCCGCCCCATGTCAGGTGCTGGTCGGGATACTTTTCCTGCTGATAGGCGCGCGCTGCCGCGCCCATCTTCTCGTAGACGTCCCAGCCGGGAACGCTGGGCGGCCCGACATTGGGCACCTTGTTGCCCTTGTCGTCATAAATCTGGATGTCGATGGCGCGGCCCGACGGATGCCACGGGGTGCCGGTGGCGCGGGCGTCGACGGTCGAGATGATCTTCGCCGTGTAACCTTCGGGCAGAACCTTGCTGGCGTTGCGCACGGTGTCGACCAGCCACGGCGCGGTCTTCACGCCGCCGCGCTCGTAACCGTGCGCCCCCGCCTCATCGAGCGGGATGGAAGCCTGCTGCTGGTACCCGGCCAGCGTCCGCGCAGGCGCCACCCCGCCGACATTGACGGCGCCGACATAGGCCGGGGGCCGGGTGTCGGAGGTGACGGTACCGTCCGCCGAGGCCACCACGGTCCGCGGCGCCTCCGGTGCTGGTTGCATGCGCGCGTTGGTAATCGCCTCGTCGATGTTGCCGCCCTGCACCTTCGTGGCATTGATCGCCATGAAGTCGCGCGAGGTGATCTGGCTGGCGTCGCCGTTGTATAGCCGCTTGGTCACGTCGCTGGGTACGTTGGCGTTGACGGTGCTCTTCGCCCATTTCTCGGCGCCTGCCTGCCCGTCGCTCTCGATCCGATCCTGCCCTTCCTTGGTGGCAAGCATGGTCTTCCACGCGGGCTGGTCCGGGTTCTGGATATGGGCCATCACGCCGCCCATGCCCTGATTGTGCGAACCGTAAAGTTCTGCCGATGTCGGCTCCCGCCCAAGCTGCTGGGTCAACTGGTCTTTCTTCTGCGCCAGCACCTTGGCTGCGGCGTTGGCATTGTCGGCAGCGTCATAGATGTTGCCGCCGCCGTTCATGCCGAACTCAGCCTTGGTCAGGTTGAAAAGACCGTGGTGGCTGCCGGTGACGTCCTTCGGATTGCCGCTCGACTCGATGGAGGCAAAGACCTTGAGCGCCTGCGGATCGAGACCGTTGTCGGCTGCCGCCTTCTCGATGGCTGCCTTCACCGTCGGATTCTTGTCGATCTCGGCGATGCGCTTCTCGTTGAGCTTGCCCTCGACCGGCCCGGTCGCACCGCCGGGCAATTGCGTCTGCGGCTTGACCACCGTCGGCGCCTGAAACTGCACGGGCGATTCCGCCTCGCGATCTTTGACAAATTGCTCCCTGAACTTCGCCGCATCGTCGGCGCGGCCCGTCGCCATGTAGCCCTTGATGACATTCTTGCCGACGGTGTCGAGATAGGTGTCCTCAAGCGCCCGCTGTTGCGACGGAGAAAGACCGCTGGCTGGCGCCGCATCCTTGATCGCCTGCTTGACCTGCGCGATGGCGGTGGGATGCGCGTCCGGATTCTTCACCACCGACGCGGCAATGTCGGCCACCTGCTTGTCAAGGAAAGACCTGCCGTAACTGTTGCGGATGGTGCTCTCGTGACCGGCGGATGTGTACGAAGTCTGTGATTGTGAAGCGTCGCCCTTGATCTTGTACTCGCTGGCAAGACTTGGCGGCGCCGTCGACTGAAATTTCTGGTTGGCAACGGCGACGCGCTCCATGATGCGGTCGTGCAGCACCCCGGGACGGTCGACTGCCGGATTAAACTTGGCAGTCTCCTCGGCGATGATCTGCTGAATTTCCGCGTGATAGGTGCCGACGTTGGCGGCCATCTGCATCTTGTCGAAGGAGTCCTGCTTCGCCCGCCAGTGCGCGGCGACGCTGATCATGGCGCCGCCCGCTTCCTTCACCGCCTTGCCAAGCTCGGTCGATGCGGAGAAGCGCGGAATCGTCTGGGCGCCAGAGTCTAGCTGGACGTGCCGTTCATAGACGGGGATGCGGACCGCCATGTCATGCGTCGTCTACGTTGGAGGACCCACCGAAGTCGAAGCCGCTGGAGCCGCCGCTGACGCCGCCGAAGCCTTTGATCAGCGGCGAGATGGCGCCGAAAATTCCGGCCTGCTGCTGGCCTTGCGCTTTTATGCCCAGCGCCCGCGCCTGCATCTCGAAGTTCTGCGCCTTGATCTCGCCGTTGTAGCGGATCGCCTGCACATCAAGATCGGTTTGCCGGGTGGTGTCGATCAGCACATCGGTTGGTGTTCCGGCCAGCGAGACTCCCGATGCCAGCATCCCGGCGCGCTGCGTCGAGATCAGCTTGATCGCCTTGTCCTGCTGCTGGCTGGCGTTGAACTCGGCCTGCTGGCGTTCCAGCATCGCCTGCCGCGCGTAGGCGTCAGCTTGTGCCCGCGAGGCGGCGGCGGAGGCCTGTGCTCCCATCACGGAGCCGATGGCTCCGACGATGCCGCCGATGATCCCGAGGGCCATGACGCACAAGTTGATGTTCCCCTTTACGGCTCGGCATCAAAGACCGGCGTAACTGACCGGATGGTAGCAGGCAAGGGTTTGTCGGTCTGCATGACGATCTGTCCGCCGTCACGCCACGAACGGTCGAATCGGTAGGCGAAGACACCATCGTGCAGCGGCGGCGAAGTGTCCATCGCATCGTCGACCCCGCGCAATCCCACCTTGACCTGAAGTTCGCGCGCCGACGGCGACCCGATCTCCAGATAGCCGGTCTCCATCACGTCGATGTTGGCGGTGATGATGTTCTTGCGCCGTCCTATGCCAGTACCGTCGGGCTGGCCTTGCGCGATGCGCAGCGTCTTTGCCCGCGACACATAAGCGAGGCCGAAGGTGAGCGTCTCTGCCTCCTTGTCGCCGCGCAGCGTGAAGCTCCCGTTTGCATCGACCGCCACGTCGGGCAGCACCGCACCGTCGGCGAGGATCGAGACTGTCTGGTTGGCCAGCCAATTGACCCCGGCAATGCTCCCGGCGGGCGTCCCGCGATAGGTGAAGCTGGCGTCGACAAAGACCGCGTCCTCCTTCGGCATCGCCTCGAAGGTGACGGTCATGCGCTCGATGTGACGCACGTCGGTGCCGTTGATGGTGCGGCGCACCGAGACCCAGACTTCCGACCGGTCTTCTCCCGGGATCGTGGTGACACTCTCGACAATGCCATACGGCGTATCCGGGTTATCCGGATCGAGGGGGTCAACTATACCTGAGTTAAGCACCTCGCCGCCGATACGGTGACGGGTGCAGGCGACGATCTGCTGGTCACGATCATAGGTGACACCGACAAGCTCGCCATTGCCCATCGCGTTCCAGATGATCGAGTCGCGATCCTGCGCATAGGTAAACTGCTTCACCCCGGAGCGCAGCATGTGCTCGGACAGGATGGTCAGTTCCGGCGAGGTGTAGCCGTTGATCTGGAAAGACCAGAGGAACTCGCGCAGCGAGAGACCGTAGAAGCTGGCGTAGATGGCAACCTCGCCGATCTGCACCGGCTGGAGATCGAGCGAGCCGAACGTGCTCTGTCTTTTTTGTGTGAAGTTGGTCGGCCCGAAATTCTTGCCAGCGTCCGCCGGACCGATGGTCCGCATGGCGCCGGAGGTGCCGATCATCATGTCCTGACCCTCGGCCACCCACGCAATCGCGTTCACCTCGCCCGCGAGGATCGTCAGGGTGAGCGCGTCGTCGTCCTGCATCGGTTCGGTGGTGGAGAAGTTGTCGAGGACGCCCGCCTTGCTCAACCATACCGTCTGCGGCTGCGTGTCGGTGCGCGCCCAGACCAGCCGCTGCTGGTAGAACGTCACGCAGCCCGGCCAGCCGGTCATTTCCGACCACGCGCCCAGCGCCCAGCCGCCGGTCGCGCCCGTGCCGGGGAAGGCACCGACTGCCGACCCATCCGCCGCGATCAGGCCGTACACGTCGGCAAAGACGAAGGTGCCGCCGGTCAGGTTGGCCGTCGTGGTGCCGGTGCCGTCGGTTGTCAGATTGATGGCCGGGCCGTCGGTGAAGACTTCGTTGACCACCGCGTGGAGGGTGCTGACCAGCCCCGGCGGGCCCACCACGTTGATCGCAACGCCATCCACACCAGCCTTGTCGTAAACCTGAAAACGGTCTTCGTCGATCACCCTCGCGTAATAGGTCGTGCCCAGCGTGAGCCCGCTGATCCCGGTCGGGATCACGGTAAAGACGACGGGGTCGTCGTCATGCAGCTTGTGCGAGGCCCACGAAAACTGGTTCCCGGCAAAGGGGGCGCCCACAGTCTGGATGGTGACGTCGCCTTCGTTGGTGACCGAGCGCGTCATCGGCGTTGCCGACAGCTTGAAGTCGCCGGGCGTCACGTCACGCAGATAGTAGGTGACGCCGTCAGCCAGCGGCGAGGCGATCACACCGCCGCCCGTTGTGAAAAAGACCGGCTCGCCGCGATTGTGCCCGTGGTTCGCCCACGTCACCTTGTCCGTCGACGCGGAAAAGGTGATGACCGAGGTGGCGACGCCGACGCTGGTGATGCGCGCCCAATACCATTTGCTGGAGTATTGCAGCGTGATCGGCCTGCCGATGTCGGAGATGACGAAGCCGGTGTTGCCGTTGATGCCGACGACCGACGACGCCGTGATCTTGACGTTTCCGCTCACCCCGCTCGGGGTCATCGTCGTGCCGGTGGTGTTCGACGGCAGATACGGGCCGTCGTAACCGACGTAGGGAATGAGCGTGAAGGTCGAGCCGGAGAAGCGCGACAGCATCTGCTGCTGGAAGTCCGGGTGCGCGATGTAGAGAACGTCGGCGCTCTGCGCAAATTGCAGCTTCCACACGTCGTCCTTGTCGTACTGCGTGATCACCTCGACCGGCACGACCGCGGCATGCTGCCCGGTGCCCGCCGCGGTGTAGAGAACCTCCGGGCCGCCGTGCGTCGCGCTGATGCTGAACTGCGTGGGATTGATCTGCCGCACGTAATAAGTGAGCCCGGGCACCAGCGGCGACGGCAGCGCCCCGGTCGTCGAGAACATCACCGGGTCGTTGGGCGCCAGATTGTGCCCCGGCCAGTTGACCGAGACCACACCGCCGCCGCCAAGCGTGAAGGTGATGCCGCCCGCCGCGTTCTTGGTGACGATGCCGCCGTTGGCGTAGAAGCGGATGTAGTGGTCGCCGAACTCCAGCGTATAGGCCTGCAACGTGGAGAAGACGAACTTGTGCAGCCGCGCCCGGTTCTGCGGAAATTTGCCGTAGTTGATCCACTCGGTGCCGGAGCGGCGGCGCAGGCCGCCCTGCTTGAGGATCAGCCAGTTGACGCACTCCGCCAGCCCCATCTTGTAGTGGTCGATGTCGGCGCGGGAAAAAAGACGGGGCGACAGTTCGCCTCGGGCGAACACCGGCTGCATCGGGTAAAGCGGCCCGGGCATGGGGTCACCTCACCATGATGATTTCGTCGTCGTAAGGCTCTTCCGGCAGGCCTTCGAGGCTGTCGATGCGCGTCGCGTCGTTGTAGGCGTTGGTCGAAATGTCCATCAGTTGCTTGGCAAAGCTGGCCTTGCCGGTGACCCAATAGGCGAACGTCGCCGCCAGTACCTGTGCCAGCAGGTCGACAAAGACCGGCGAGTACGTCGCCGGGTCTTTCTGCCGGAAGATGTAGCGCACGTTGAGCGGCGCGCCCTTGTTGGTGAGGATTTTGGTGCCCTCGACCACGAACGGGATCGGCGGCGAATTGCGCCTGCCGTCGGTGGTGACCGGCAGGACGCGCAGGCAATCCTCCGGGATGACGTAGGAATACATCCACTCGAAGTCCGGCTTCTTGGTCTCCGCCGCAAGCGACCGCCGCGTCAGCGCAAAATTCCATGTGTGGCGGGTGAGCAGCACATCGCGCTGAAGCGCGTAGTTGCGGTTAAGCCAGCGCGCCACCGCCTTTTCGTCGGTGGTGGAGAGCACCGATTCTTCGGCCAGCCGGTCGAGCACGGCGTTGTAAATCTGCGTCTCGGAAAACCCAGAAGGCATGCTTCCCCCTACGGCGGCATCGTCCAGCCCTGCGCCATCGCCACATCGGATTGCTCTGACGGCAAGCCTTCGTGCATGAAATACGCAAAGTACGAGGTGGCCGCCGTGAGACCGGTGGCGGTCATAACTTTTTCGCCGGTCGTCGTGATCGGCAGGTTTGCAGCGAAGGTGGCCGCCGCGCCGGTCGCAACCTGTCCAGCCTTGACCTGCGCCGCCGTCGGCTTCTGCGCGCTGGTCCCCACCACGGCGTACAGCGTTCCGTTTGGCGTGTCGGTGGTGACGCGGATGTTGGCCTGCGTTGACGAAATTGCGGCGCCGGACTGTTTGGTCAATTGCGGCGCGGGAATATCGACGACGCGCACGTTGATGGTCCGCACGAGCACAGAGCCCGCGCCGTTGTCGGCGGTGATCGTCACCGGGTAGAACGTCGCCACCTCGTAGTCCCAGACGCCCGCAGTCGAGAGGACGCCAGCGGCAAGGGTAAATTTCGCGGACGGGTCCGTGGTCTTTGTGAAGGTGTAGGTCCCCGTCCCATTGAGCACTTGCAGCGTCCCGATCACCGTGCCGGGAGCGGCGCCCTCGGTGATCTGATTAAAGCCGGACAGGTAGAGCGCAGGCGGCAGGGCAGGCCCCCCGGGGACGACGCCCAGCAGCATCCTGCGGTGCTTGCGCGCGAAGTAGAGCGCGGCCTGCTGCCGATTGGTGAGCCCGGTCGCACCGACTCTCATTGCGTCGGGTCCGGGAACGGATTGTTGACCGGGATCGCGCGCAGCGGCTTTTGCTCACGCAGATTGCCGCGCGCCCCTTGGCGTCCGAAGGCAATGTCGACCGCCTTGTGTGCGGCGCGCTGGGCGCTGCCCATCTGCCGCTCGGTCTCCCGGTTGTCTTCCATGTATTTGCGGTTGGCTTCTTGCAGCGTGATCGTCCCGTCGGGTTCGCGTTTTGCCATGTTCGGCTCCATAGGCATCGGCATGGGGGAACAGGCGGGCGGCGTCTGCCGATTCGCCGCCCGCCCCACTCGCGAGTAATAGCCTAATCAGCCGTTGCTTTGCAGGCAGGCAATGGCGATCTGCTTGCGCTCCGGATAGACCCGGCTCCAGTTGGCCGTCGTGCGCAACTCCGGATCGGTCGGCGACCGGCCCGCCATTGTGTTCGACGTCCACTTGATGCCGTACGGGTGCATGACGAACTGACGCCGCGTCCACAACTCCTCGACGCCGCCGCCGTTGCCCTGCGCCGGATAGCGGAAGGTCTCGACCGGCACGTCGGGCGGGACCTCGGCGAAGCCAAAGGCGTTCTTGCCGATCAGGTAGGTGTGGTACATGGGCCGGTTGGTGCCCGCCACCGCCGGGCAACCGTCGTCTTTCACCACCTGATAGCCGAGGTAGGTGGGGAATTTCACCTTGCCCTCTGAGTCGGGGATGAAGTCGATCAGGTTCTGCTTGGCGAGGTTGGTGTAGACCACCGAGTGCATGATGATCATGTCGAGCACGTCGGAGGCGTCGCCCATCGTCTGCGCCGCATCGAGGATGGCGTTGGCGGAGACCTTTTCTGCCGCGGTCGGGGCGCCGGTCGCGTCGGTGCCGATCACCACGCACATATCGCCCGCGTTGATGGCGATGTTGTTGGCGATCACGCCGCGCAGGATGGAGACCAGAACGCGCTGAAACTCACGCGCCCACCACGTGGCGACGCGCGAGCCGATGCGCTTCATCGGGTCATCGCCAGCCAGTTCGGAGACGAGATCGGCATCCGACCACGCCTTGTTGCGGTTGTGGCGGATCGCAATGTCCTGCGCCGCGATGATCTTGTCGGGAACGGCAAGCACCGCCGGGTCGTCGGACGAGATGTTGGCGGTCGTCGAATCGCCGAGATCATTCCAGAACGGCACGTTGACGGTCTGGCCGCCGCCGGAGAGGAAGTTCGAGAGTTGGGCGTCCTGCCGCAGGATGCCGGATTGGAAGATCGCCGTCTTCGTCATCGTCTCCTTGAGCATGTAGGGGACGAAGACCGAAGGGATCACGGCGTCGGTCAGGCGGGTAACGGACATGGGCGGTCTCCATTCGGGTTAGGCCGCCCATGCCGTGGTCAGCGATCCCTGCCAAAGCGGTTCTTGAACAAGGCTTTGTCGGGGTCTTTGCCTGCGGCTTTGATGAGCGACCGGGCTAGTTCCGGGTTCTCGCGGGCGATGCGGCCTTGCTCGGTGAGGTTCTCCTGCCCGTCTTTCCACGGATTGGTCGTGGTGAAGTGGCCGGGCGAACCGCCCTGCAACGTGCCTTCCCGGAATAAGCCTTCGCCCACCGTGGCCAGCGCGAACGCGAGCTTTGCGTCGGCGATGTTGCCCTGCTGGTCGATCAGCCCGAACGCCTTGAACGTATCCGCAAGACCTAACCCCCGAAGCCCGCGTTTGGCGAAGTCGATATTGGCTTGATAGCCTTCACCATCCATCGGACCCCACTTCGACAGTATTTCCTGATGCGCGCCGCCGACGCGCCGCTTCATGGCCTCCTGCCCAGCCTCAAGCTGCTTGGCAAAGCGCTGCACGAAGCGGTCGTGGACGAGTTGCGCCTGTCGGGGGGACAAGTCGGCCTCGTGCGACCACGTCTTGTAGTCGGTCGCGAAGGCATCGTCGTACGGGAAGTCGCTGGCGACGTCGGCGGGGAGCTTGAACGTGTAGTCCCCGGGCGTCTTCGGCTTTCCCAAGGCGGTGTAGAGCTTGTCGAAGTCTTCCTTCGGCGCATTGGCCTCGGGAAGAACGACGGCTTTACCGAGACGACTTTCCAACTCCCGATATGAGTGGATCACCACATCGGGGGTGTTGGATTTGTCCCATCCCTTTGTCTTGGCGAGATCGCGGTTGCCTGCATCTTGCAGACCGGACAGCCACGACGAATCAGAGACGACCGGCGAGGCGGGCGTCCCCGAAGGCGGCGATCCGGGTTGCCCGCCATTTTGTGCGGACCCGGCTGCTGCTTCTGGCATCTTTATTCCTCCGGTTGATCGGACGCAAGACCAGTGACCTGCGCCGCTGTCTGTCGCGCGGCAACCTCCAGCGAGAGCACTTCGGCATCAGACATTCGCAGGTACTGGAAGATGCGCCCGTACGCGGTACGCATGCCCTCGTTGAAGACGATGGTGTCGCGCTCGCCGCCCTCGGGCGGGGTGACGCGATAAAACCCGGTGAAGTTGGCGAAGTCGACCAGCACGATGCCTTGGTCTTCGGCGCTCGGCGCTCCGGTAAAGACCCGCTGGTAGGCGAGCGCGATGCGCGCTTCAGCCTCCAGACGGGAAGCCGGACGATGGGGGGATAGGAGCCTTACCAAACTGCGAAAGAAGGGCATTGGTTGACGACACCGCTGAGTCCGTTGCCGTCGGAGATTGCGACACGCCACCCTTCATCCGGTCGAGCAACCCGCTCATGGCGTCGGCAATCGCCGGAGCTTGCTGCGCGGTTTCGCCGACATTGCGCCCGGCGATGGAGGCGTCCTTGGCGATCTCGCCACCCGCCTTGCCAGCCGCCAGCGCCTGCATCTGCTGCTGCTGCTGCATCGACGCCTGTCTCTTCTGCGCCATGATGGTCTCGGTGACAATCACCTCGGCGGGCGCCCCGAAGATTTCCCTTAAAAGACGGACGGTCTTGTCCAGATCAAAGTTATCGAGGATGTCCGGCTTCACCTTGACCATCGGCAGCGCCACGTTGAGAAGCTGGGTCGTGCCGACGCCCTCGTTGGCCCGCCGCATGCGGTCGAGCGGCGAGGTCATCTTCACGGTGATCGACTTGTTTTGCAGCGACGGCGGCGGGGTCAGCGGCGAGGTTGGGCGGAAGATGCCGCGCCGTGTGAGGATGCCAAGCTCGCGGTCGATCATGGTGGAGAGCGCCGCCTGTATCTTGCCGCCCGCCGGACCCAAGAGTTCGCCCTTTTCGTTGGAGCGGATCATCGCCTCGGTGGCGGTCATCTCCGGGTTTTTGATCAGCGTCTGGAACAGGTTGATGTAAAGCGTCTCCTTCACCTGCGCCCGCCGGGTCTCCATCACCTTCTCGGCAAAGTCGGGGTTCTGCGCGGTCAGCAGCGGCTTGACGCGCAGCGAGCCGTCCGGGCCGACGGCGCCGGGATTGATGGCGCGCGGGTTCAAATTGGGCCGGTTCATCACGCCGTCGTTGGGCATGCCGAGCGGCGGATCGGTCCACTGGCCGAAGGCTCGCAGTTCGGATTTGCCCATCAGTTGCAGCGACTTGATCTCGGACAGCGCCAGCATCACCGGGCTTTCCGCGTACGGCCCGTTGTCCTGTTGCAGCCAGTGGTAGACCGAGAAGGGAAACTCGTGGAAGCCGCCGTCGCCCAGCATGTGCTTGGTGTCAACCTCGCAGTAGTAGCTGGCGATGGCGGAACCGCGCAGCGTCCCGTCGAGGTTGGACGACCCCATCTCCAGCCGCGGGCAGACGGCATGCACGACCGGCACGATGGTCTCGTACTCGCCGTTCTCCCACAGCGTCTTGACCTGCGCCGAGACGTTCTTGCCCTCAAACTTCTGCACAAGCTGCTTCACCGTGAAGCGGCGGATGCGGTAGTTGGTGTCGACATTGCCGTAGTCATTGGTCGCCAGCAGGTTCTCGGTCAGCGGGCAATACTGGTAGCGGTACGGAATCGGGGTGTCGCCCGGGCGCGGGCGCAGGTCGTCCTGTTCGACAAAAAGAACGCCGGTTCCGAAGGCGACGCAGGAACGCATGGCCTTCTGGTGGGAGGGGATGAAACCGGCGCGAGGATCATAGCGCAGGACAAACTGGAAATTACGTAAGCGCTCCAGATAGATGTTCTCTTCGTCGGTGCATTTGTCGTGCAGCAGGTCGGCGACCGTGAGACCGTGCCACTTCTCGCTCTGCGGGGTGACGAGGCTCTCCATGCCGGAGGCCAGCCGGTCACAGGCCATCATGCCGGTGTTGTCGTAGATCGACTTGACGCGGCTGGTCGAGTTGGGTCCCCACTGGAAGCCGGAGCGGGTGAAGGTGGTGGCGCCAGCGCCGGGACCGGAGGTGACGCCGCCACCCAGCATCATGTAGTTGAACGCGGTCTCCGCCGATTCGGTCGGGATCACCAGCCGCGCAATGTCCATCCAGACATTGACCCAATTGATGCGGTTCGACGCCATCTCCTGCGCGCGGTCGATGATGTCCTCGGCAATGCCCATCACGCCACCTTCAGCATGTGCTGGTGTCCGAAGCGGCGGTACGCCTCGATCTCATAGGGATTGTCGCGGTAGCCGTACTTGGCCAGAAAGACAAAGTATTTGAGGTGCCACAGGATGGTGCCCTCGCGCTCCATCTGCTCGTAGTGGACGCGCTCGTGCTGGCAGATCACGTCCAGCGCCGGACCGGCACGAAACTTGTCGCGCCGCATATGCACCACGCGCCACGGCATCGGGATCGCCCACAGGTCATAGCGCGCAAGGAACCACTGCCAGAACCAGTTGGCCGGTCGGAACCACGGCTCGCGTCTCAGCACCGCCCGCGGGCCCATCAGGTCACCGCCACTTTCGTCCCCTTGGTGGTGCCCAGCGAGTCGTCGCTGGCCGACGGGTTCTGGATCAACTGCGTCTGCCCGGTCAGCAGCCCGGCGCGGATTTCCTGAAAGCGCTGAAAGCTGTCGGACCCCGGCGGCGCCGGAGTGTTGGTCGGCGGCGGTGGTGTCGGGATGTATTGCGGCGAGCTTGAGCCGCCCCCTCCGAAACACATGGCAACCTCCTAGGTGTGAACGCCGTAGTCGTCGGCAACCTTGCTCGCGTCAGCCGGACGCTCGGGCGGCAGCGGCACGGGTTGCGAAGCGGGATCGGGCGAGGACACATAAGAAGGACCGCCCCAGCCGAGGCCGCTCTGTGAACCGGCACCCATCTGCGGCATCGCCATCCCGCCCATGCACATCCTTGTCGTCCTTCAGGTGACGTTGGATCGGCCCAGCACGGCTGTCCCGCGTTTGCCGGTGGTGTCGTAGTCGGACGAACCGAGACCGCCCGTGAGAATCGTCGAGCCGAGTCCTGCCGCGGCGATGGACTTGGCGCGCTCTTGCTGCGCCCGCGTCAGCGCTTCGGCGGCATCCGCCGATGGTGCTGCTGGCGGGGGTGGTGGAGCGGGATAGCTTGGACCGCCTCCCATGCACATGATCGCCTCCTTATGCCGTGCCGCCGAGCACCGTGCTTGCCCGTTGCGCCGCCGGGGCTGACGCGCCGAGACCTCCGGTGAGAACATTGCTGCCGGTCTGACCGGCGAGATTAGCGTTTCGCATCCGCTCCTGTGCCGCGGTCGTCGCTGCCGCGGCCTGTGCCGCCGCGATTTCCGCTGCCGTCGGACCCGGTGGCGGGCTGTAGGATTGTTGCTGCGGCGGCGGGGAGCCCCCCATGCACATGACGGTAACTCCTCTTGTGAAGTACGTTGCCGTGCTGGCCGAGAACATACTCGGAGCGCAGCCATCTATACTGCACGAATCGCTTGTTGTCTTTGCCCCACTCTGGCAGGTCGCACTCCTTCTTGAAACCCACCCACGTGAGCCAGCGCTGCGCGTCGGTATTCTCGTATAAAGACCGTGCCTCGATGCGGGTGCAGCCCATCGGGTCGAGGAAGTCGCGCACCAGATGCGGCTTGCCCCAGCGGTTGATCTCCACCATGCACAGCGGGCTCTTCTCCGATCCCCACGCCCACGCCGACAGAAGGTGCGGCATGAACGGGTTTTGCGGGGTGAAGCCGAACGAGAACTCGGGATTGCCGTCGAGCCAGACGGTCCAGCCGACGCCGCCCCATTGCTGCATCGCCTCCCACGTCAGGTAGCCGCACTCGGTCATCGAGCGCGGCCCCGAGGCGAGGATTTCTTCCTTGTCGATGGGTCTTGCGTTGGCTGCCGTGAAGCAGAGATCGCGCCGGGACGTCCACCTAATCTCCGCCAGCATCGTCGGCGTTCCCGTTTGACTTTTTACCTTTGCGCTCGGAGGCCGCCGCCACCATGCGTTGGCGGTCGGGATCGACCAGCACGATGGGCACCGGCTTTCGCTTCGAGGCCTTGGCCGCCATGTAGAACAGCACGGAGCGGCTCGACTTGGGAATGATCTCGACCTGCGGCTCGGAATGGGTGGCGTAGCCGTTGCCGTGCAGAAGCTGGAGAAACTGCTGCGCCGCCACCCGCGCTGCCGACTTGATTTCGTCCTCGCCGGGAAACGAGGACACCGCGGTGAACAGCATCTCCACGGAGAAGACGCCCTCGCGGTAGATCACGCTGCCGATCTGCATTTGCCCCGCGGAGCGCGGCGCCATCATGCGGCGCCGACCTTCACTTCCGACGGGCCGACTTCAAGAACCCTGACGCCGACGTAGTCAATGATGAAGGGCGGGTGGTTGAACTGCGTCACGATCAGCGTATCGGGATTGTCCTCGAAGATGGCGCAGCTTGCGCCCAGCCGGTTGACCACGGCGAGGATGAGTTCGCGCTGCTTCTCGTCCATGCCCTTGGCCCTGTGCGCGGCCTGCGCCTTGTGCGCGCGCTTGAGCCGCTTGCGCAGCTTGCGCGTCACGTTGACCTTCTTCTTTGCCTTGCCCTTGGTCTTCCTAGCTTTCGGCATTTTCAATTCTCCCTGTGCGTAAATCGACCACGAGTTCGGGTCCGGTTGGACGCTCCACGACAACCACTTCGCCTTCGTAAATTGTGTACGGCAGATCGAGCCGCATGAGCAAACGGAAGAACGCCGAACGTGCGGCCCGCTCATGAGTGGAGCGCGTGTCCATCGCCTGCCCCGAACTGGCTGTGCCGCAGCAACGCCTCGCGCACGTTCTGGTTCAGGTTCTCCAGCATGTTGGCAAAGATGGCGCCGCGCAGGTCCTGACAGCGCTTGCAGTAATTGCTTTTGTGGGTGCACGGCACCAGCGTGATGACGGTGGCCGACAGCATGTTGATCATCGGCATGACCATCACCATGAGCATGGTGTCGAGCGCGGCGCCCTCGCTCGCCGGGATGCCCAGCGCCTGCTCGGCGAGCAGGTCCTTGGTGAAGCCGATGCGTTCGCGGTCGAGCGCGCGGTAGAAGCCGGGCAGCACATCCATCAGGATGGCGGCGATGCGCGCCTCCAGCGAGCCCTCCGGCGCCTTGGCCATGTTGGCGCGCAGCGTTTCCAGCATCCTGCCGATGCCGTCTTCGCGCGTGGCGGTGGTATCGAGCGTGACAACCGGGTCAGCGGTCATGTCAGTATCCAATGTTTCAGTAGCCCTGTGGTGGCCCGGCCTGCGGGTGCTCCGGCCCGTACAGGCGCATGACCTCGTCCTTGGTCTTTTGCGCGAGGTACGCCTTGAAGCGGAACAGGATCAGGTCGGCGATCTGGTAGTCGTCCATGCCGCCCTTGCGGCACTCCTTCATCCACTCGACGATCTTCTCCGCCGCCATCGAGTAGGCGGCGTTGGCCAGCGCCTCGCGCACCGGGCGCGGCAGCATGTCGAAGTAGTCGAAGTGATGCTCTTCCAGCACCACCTTCGGCCCGACGATGTTGCCCGCTTGCGAATCAGTGCCCATCATGACGCCTGAGGTAGCCCGTTAAACCGGCCCGGTCAAGGCCACCCTTGACGTAATCCCAAGGCCTCGCATCGGGGCGAGGGGTGGGGCCACCGGTCAGGCTTCTTGCCGAAGCGTACGCCGTTAAGGCTGCCAGTGAAGGCCTTGCCTCCGGTGACCCCGCCGCTCACCCGTCAGAAACTCCCGGCAATGCGTTGTTCCCACGGCAGGAAGCGCAGCCGCACATCGAGCGCCGGGGCAAACGTCATCGGGCGGTAGACCGGCACCGTGTTCATTTTTTCAAGTGGAACTGAGGGCGTCACGGCACTCGCCACCTTGGAAAAGACCGGGTCGCGATAACGCTTTTTGCCGCGGCGGTTGTCCCAGCAGTGATCGCGCGTATGCCAGTACAAATGAGCATTGGGCCAGTGCCGCCGCGCTTCGGTCTTGGTGTTGCACGAGGGTGAGGCTGAAACGGCGGTC